GAAGGAGGGCAATGACATGAAAACGCTCGCTGAGCAGATTACGGCTCTGGAGGCCAAGCGTGCCGCGAATATGGCGCGTATGGAGGAAATCCAGGCCAAGGCATCCGAAGAAGGTCGGACCAAGGACGATTCCGAAAAGGAAGAGTTCGGCACCCTCGCGGACGAATGCGACACCATCGATGACGAGCTCAAAGACCTTCGCCGCATGGAGCGCGCAAAGGCTCAGGAAGCCAAGCCCGTCAACAAGGCGCCGGTTGCTCCTGCCTCGGATGCAACGGCCCGGACCGCCGTAACAGTCAAGGCTCCCAAGCCGGAGGCTGGTATCGAGTTTGCCCGGCTGGCCAAGGTCAAGGCTCTGGCTTTCTTGAGCCAGGGTGAGTACCGGCAGACGGATATCGCCAAGCGCCTCTATGGCGAAAACTCTGCTGTCTACGGCATCGTCTCTAAGGCGAATGTCGTTGCTGGTGCCGACATCTCTGGCAACTGGGCAGAAGACCTTGTTGGTGATGAGACTTCGGTTTACGCCGACTTTGTCGAATTCCTTCGCCCGATGACCATCGTCGGAAAGTTCGGCACCAACAGCATCCCGTCACTTCGCCGGGTGCCGTTTCGCACCCCTCTGATCGGCCAGACCGGTGGAGGGCAGGCCTATTGGGTAGGTGAGGGCAAGCCGAAGCCTCTGACGGCCTTCGACTTCAGCCGCACCACCCTTGATGAGCTCAAGGTGGCTACGATCTCGGTCGTTACCGAGGAACTGCTGCGCAAGTCGAGCCCGTCTGCCGATATGATCCTGCGTGATGCCTTGGCCGCGGCAGTGGCCGAACGCATCGATACGGATTTCATCGACCCGGCGAAATCGGCGTCTGCCGGCGTGTCCCCGGCATCGATCACCAATGGCGTGACTCCGGTCACTTCCAGCGGTAACGACGCTGATGCGATCCGCGAGGATGTGCGGGCACTTATGGCGACCTTTGTCGCCGCGAATAACCCGCCCACGTCTGGCGTGTGGATCATGGCCTCGGCCACTGCACTTGCACTGTCTCTGATGGTCAATCCGCTCGGCCAGGCTGAATTCGGCGGCATCAGCATGAACGGCGGCACCTTCATGGGTCTGCCGGTCATCGTGTCGGAATATTTCGCACCCGTGTCGGCTGGCGGCTATGTCGCCCTGGTCAACGCGTCGGACATCTATTTCGCGGACGAGGGCGGCGTCATGATTGATGTTTCCCGCGAAGCCTCGCTGCAGATGCTCGACAATCCGACTAACGACACTGTGACGCCGACGGCCACGTCCATGGTCTCCATGTGGCAGACCAACAGTGTGGCTTTCCGTGCTGAACGCATCCTGAACTGGGCCAAGCGCCGCGCATCGGCTGTGGCCGTTCTGGATGAGGTCAATTGGGGGCTGCCGGCGGCATCCGTCTAAGCAGTCCTGAATGACATTGCCGGTCGCGGGCAACTGCGGCCGGTTCCCTTCCTCTCTCGGGAGAATGCCCGATGAAATCGAATTATCTGACGCGCGCCATGAACGCGCGCGACCCGCGCTATGCAAAGATCGCTAAAAAGCTTGGTTATGGCCACCGCGACGTGCAGGCGAAGCCGCGCAAGCCGGTCGATGACATGAAGGCGTTGCGTGCGCGCTATGTCAAAGTCGTGGGCAAGAAGCCCTATCATGGTTGGGACGCGGACACGCTGCGCACCAAGATCGCGGAAGCGAAGGGCTAAGCCTATGCGTATTCTCGGCATTCCGGTCCCCTTTACAGGCGAGGGCAAGAAAGACCTGTCACCGGTGAACCCGAACCGGGGCGGATGGTTTCGGATCCTCGAAAGATTCTCCGGTGCGTGGCAACAGAACATCGAGGTCGATTACAATTCGGTTCTTTCCTTCCATGCCGATTTCGCATGCCGCACGCTGATCGCATCCGATATCTCAAAGCTTCGGGTCAAGTTGGTTCAGAAGGATGACAATGGGATTTGGACAGAGGTCACCAACCCGGCATATTCTCCGGTTCTTCGGAAGCCCAATCATTTCCAGAATCGCATCCAGTTCTTTGAAGCATGGGTTCTATCGAAGCTCCAGCGCGGCAACACATATGTCTTGAAGCAGCGGGACGGCGCTGGAACGGTTCGGGCGCTATATATCCTCGATCCCCTTAGGGTGAAGCCGCTCGTTTCGGATGATGGATCGATCTTCTACGAGCTCAACACTGATGAACTGAGCGGGCTCCCAAGCCGCGTCATCGTCCCAGCCCGCGAGATCATTCACGACCGCTTCAACTGCATGTTCCATCCGTTGGTCGGGATGTCGCCAATCTTTGCCGGTGGGCTGGCCGCCATGCAGGGCCTCGCTATTCAGAGCAATTCCACCAAGTTCTTCGAGAATGGCGCGCAGCCGGGCGGAGTTCTGTCAGCCCCCGGCGCGATATCTGACGATACCGCAGCCCGTCTCAAGGAGTATTGGGACAACAACTTCACGGGCAAGAACGCTGGAAAGGTTGCCGTTGTTGGCGATGGCCTCAAATACGAGGCGATGGCTGCAAAGGCGAACGATTCCCAGCTGATCGAGCAGTTGAAATGGTCTGCGGAAGTGGTGTGTTCCGTCTACCATGTTCCTCCCTACAAGATCGGCGTCGGCCAATTGCCCAGCTACAACAACGTGCAGGCGTTGAACGTCGAATATTACAGCCAGTGTCTCCAGAAGCATATTGAAGACATCGAGATATGCCTTGACGAAGGTCTCGGCATGAATGGCGTGAACATTGGAACGGAATTCGACCTGGACGGTCTTCTGCGCATGGACAGCGTCACTCAGATGCAGGTGCTCAAGGATGCTGCGGGCATCCTGTCACCAAATGAGATGCGCGCCAAACTGGACAAGAAGCCGAAAACCGGTGGCGACAGCCCAATGCTTCAACAGCAGAACTATTCGCTGGAGGCCCTTGCCAAGCGTGACGCCCAAGAAGACCCGTTCGGGTCGCCAAGCACACCAACGCCGGCACCGGCTGATGGAGAGGCGGCAAACGACAACGCCGAGGCTGAGGCACGCGCCGCATTGGTCGAAATCTACAAAGGACTCCGCTGATGACGTTCGACGGGAAGGCCTTCGGCCAGGAGATCGTTGGCGTGGTCAAGAACTATGTGCGCGATGCGATTGCGCCGGTTCTGGTCCGCCTCGATGCCATTGAGAAGCGCCAACCTGAGAAAGGCGAGCGCGGCGAGAAGGGAGACAAGGGCGAACCCGGTCAAGATGGCGTGGACGGTGCCGACGGTATTGGCTTCGATGATCTGGAAGTCGTTCATGACGGCTTGCGCACCTTCACATTCCGTTTCGCCAAGGGCGAAAAGATGAAGGAGTTCCCGTTCACGCTGCCCGTTGTCCTCGACCGAGGGGTGTTCAAGGCCGGAGATACCTATTCTGCCGGGGATGGCGTGACTTGGGGCGGTTCATTCTGGATCGCTCAGAAGGATACCGCGGACAAGCCCGGGGATGGTGATGGATGGCGGCTCGCCGTCAAGAAGGGCAGGGATGGCAAGGACGGAATAATGAAGACCGATCAGCCGAAGCAGCCCTTGAAGGTGGGATGATGGTCAAACTGGTCTCTCTCGACACCGTGAAGCTTGCTCTGCGCATCGGTGAGATCGAGGAAACGAGCGGCGGTTGGAATGTCCTCCCACATGAGGATGACACGCTGCTCGACGCCTATATCGAGGCCGCATCTGCCGCGATCATCAATTACTTGAAGGATCAGGCCGAAGTCATCTTGAACCTGGACAGCGGCGGCGACGTGCCTTCAGGAACCGAAATCCCGAAGGAAATCGAAACTGCAGCAATCCTGCTCGTCGGTCACTTCTATCGCGAGCCGGACGGCGACACCGAAGAAGCCTTCGACCGAGGGTATCTCCCGAAGCCCGTCACCGCCTTGCTTTATCCGCTCCGAGACCCTGCGCTTCGATGACAAAGCCTGAGTGGTGGCCCTCATGGGAGGGAGAGACGGTCGTGATCGTGGCATCCGGGCCGAGCGCAAAGAACGCCCCGCTGCATGTCGCGAAAGGTAAAGCGAAATTCATTGCGATCAACAAGTCATGGGAGTTGGCGCCATGGGCCGACATTCTCTACGCCTGCGACTTTGCATGGTGGCGGCACGTAAAGGGGTGTCCGGGCTTCACTGGTCTCAAGCTCACGGTCGACAGGGCCGCAGTGAAGGACTTCCCGGAGCTCAAACAGGTGGATTGCCGGAAGCCGGATGATCGCCTGTTCCTGTCGCCTCTCGGCACCGTGGGCTGGGGCGGCAACGGTGGGTTTCATGCACTGAACCTCGCAGTGCAGTTCGGTTGCAGGAAGATCATCCTGGTCGGCTATGACATGACCACCCGTTACGGCCTTCACTGGCATGGGGCGCATCCGGGCAATCTGCACAACCCGAAAGAGGCAAGCGCTGCCCGGTGGCGGCGCGCTGTCGACAACGCGAGCAAGGTGATCCATCCAATGGGTATCAAGGTGATCAACTGCAGCAAGGTATCTGCCCTGACCAGCTATCCGAAGATGGAACTCGATGAGGCGCTTGCCTCATGAGGGTCGCGCTGGTTTTGCGGTCAGGAGGTGACTTCGACGCTTCCCATATCGCCCGACTTTGCCGGCAGGTGACAGACTATCTTCCCGGCGCTCAGATTTTTTGCCTGTCGGATGTCGAGGTTCCGTGCCCCCGTATCGAGCTTCGGTATGATTGGCCGGGTTGGTGGTCCAAGATGGAATTGTTTCGCCCCGATATCGGTGGCGACCTTCTATTCATGGATCTGGACACATCAATCGTAGGCACTCTGGACGGCATTGCAGCTGTCGACCGCCTCACGGTGCTGTCTGATTTCTACTGGCCGACGACTGGGCGCATTCAATCGTCGCTCATGTTCATTCCAGAGCGTGATCGACAGGAGATTTGGGATGCATGGATAGCTGATCCTTCACGGCACATGCGGGAATGCGTGACGCAGGAGATGTGGGGCGACCAGGGTTTCCTTGGTCAGTTCTGGCAGGGCAGGGCGCAGCGATGGCAAGACGTGCTGCCCGGTCAGGTGGTTTCTTACAAATGCCATGTCCGCGAGAAAACTCGGTCAGACAAAGAGTTCGGTGACGGAACGTTGCCGGAGAATGCGCGTGTCGTGATCTTTCACGGCAAGCCCCGGCCTTGGGAAAACGGATGGTAATGCGCCCCTTTGAACAGCGAGCACAGACGATTATTCGCCGGTTGCCGCCCCACGCGCTGGCTGCCGAAATCGGCGTCCTGCGCGGGCAAGTATCGGAATGCGTTCTCCAGAACACAGACGCCAGCCTGATTATGGTCGATAGCTGGTTGCCGTCCGATCAGCAGCCGGAACGCTACAAGGCGACGAAAGATCAGCACGCATTCGATCCTGCGGAGATCGTGAGTAAGCACAAGCGAGAAGCACTCGCTCGGGTACATCGCTTCCGCGGCCGCGCGCAGATCAAGGAAATGTCATCGGTCGAGGCGGCATCACAGGTTGAAGATTGCACGCTCGACCTGGTCTTCATCGATGCCGACCATTCCTATGAAGGTGTCCGGGAAGACATTGCGGCTTGGTTCCCGAAGGTGAAGGCTAGCGGCTGGATCGGCGGGCACGATTATCAAAACCCGGATGCGCGCTTCTGTTTCGGTGTTGACCGTGCGGTTGATGGGTGGATCGAGGAAACCGGTTGCACGCTGGAAACCGATCTGAATTTCACATGGTGGGCTCGGGTCTGATGGCAAAGCGCTCAGCGGGTTCGCTCGACCGGACAATCACGGTTGAGCGGTACCAGGTCGTGGGTACGAACGACTTCAACGAGGACATCCTTGATTGGGCCGGGTTCATTACGGTCCGTGCCGCTCGCCGCGACGTGTCAGACGGTGAAAAGTTCGCCGCCGGCCAAACAGGTTCTTCACTTCGCAGCCGGTTCGTCATCCGCGCCTCGACCAAATCGAAAACGATCTCGCCAGTTGATCGCCTGTCCTATGACGGCGGCATCTGGAACATCGAGGGTGTGAAGGAAGGCGACCAAGGCGATATGCGGGGACGCTTCATTGAGATCACGGCGGTTCGGAGCACGGATTAGGAGACTGAAAATGGACATCAAAGAGGTTCGCCGCATTCATCTCGCCCGCGGTGACAGGCTGATCGTTCGCATCAAAGGTCGCATCAGCGATGAAGTAGCGAAGCGCATCAAAGAGCAGTTCGAGGGATGGGCCGGCCCCGGTAATCCTGTTCTTGTGATTGATGAGAGCGTCGACCTCGAAGTTCTCTCAGTGTCCGCCTGATGGCGACCGTCAAGTGCCATCTGTCCGTTGAGATGGATGAGCTTCACGACGCAATCGGCTTGTTGTCCGAAATTCATGCCAGATTGGCAACGAAGCATGGCGAGGCATTTCGGAAACTCGATAGAGCCATAGAGAGGTTCATCGATGATCCGACAGATGCAATCGAAATCCACTGGCTCGGCGGCGGCCGTCTTTTTGCAGCGCCGAAAGGCCGGCTCACTGAGATACTTCGCGAATCCCGGGAACTTGGAGTGATCGACTGATGGCGACCAATGTCCGGATTGAGGGGCTGCGCGAGCTTGAAAGGGCGCTCGCGGAGTTGCCCAAATCAACTGGCAAGAACGTCCTCCGGCGCACGCTGCGGGAAGCCGCAAAGCCGCTCATCAACGATGCGCAGCGCTTGGCTCCTGACCGCCCCGGCCGCCCACGGAATGATCTGCCGACCTCGATCACCATTTCCACACGCCTGAACAAGAACCAGCGAAAGGCCACGCGCGGCACCGATAAATCGTTCGTCGAGATGTATGTCGGCCCTGACGTTTCGGTCCCGCACCCTCATGGGCACTGGCAGGAGTTCGGAACGGTTCAGCACGGCCCGCAGCCCTTCATGCGCCCAGCCTGGGATGCGAACAAGATGGAGGTGCTGGACGTGATCGGTGATCAGCTTGGTGACGAAATCATGAGAGCCGCGAAACGCCTCGCCAAGAAGCAGGCAAAGGCCGCTGCCAAGGGCAAATAGATGACCTGCCGAGTGTGTGAAATGGCCCGCGCCGCGCTGGCCCGTCTGATCGAGCGCTCACAGCTACCAACAGGACGCAAGCCGAATGATCGAAGAACGGATAACCGCGCTCCTGAGCGGCGTGGCTGATGGCAAGCGGTATTGGGTGAAGGCACCGCGCCGGGACGATGGCTCGCTCGCTGTCACGCCTCCCTATCTCGTTCTTCACCGCGTCGACGGCCTGCCGAACTATCACTTCTGCGGGCGCGGCACCGTGGAGAGCCGCGTGCAGGTGAATTGCATCGCAGAGACCTATGGAGCTGTGAAGGCCCTAGCACGTGCCGTGGTGACCACTCTCGACATGTTCAGTGACCCGGCAGCCGGCATCTACGGGGTCTTTGTCGACGGGGAGGGGCGCGATCTCACCGAAGACGCTCCCGGTGGCGTGAATACCTCAGACGCAGGCTCAAAGCTCTTTGGCGTGGCCGTGGATTTTCGCATCCACCACGCCGGTTGATCCGGCCCGGCCGGTCTGCCCGCAATCGCCCTTGGGCAAGGCATTCTCTGAAAAGGAAGCCGTAAAATGGCAAGCAAAGCAACCATCGGCTGGGATACGATCCTTGAGGCGTATGATGACGCCAGTTCGCCACCCGGCTTCGTTCAACTCTGTGAGGTCTTCAACCTGTCGCCCGGCGCTCAGGAAGCGGACCGCATTGATGTCACGCACTTCTGCAGCCCGGATCGGCGCCGTGAGTATATTCCGGGCCTGATCGACAATGGCGAGGCGAACTTCGAGGCGAACTACATCCCAGGTTCTCCGGAAGATCAGCTCATCCTCTCGCTTCTGAACAGCGGTGACGTCATCCAGTGGCGTATCACGTTCCCGCTCCAGCAGGGCGATACGGATCGGCATCGTGTGACCTTCGAGGCGTCGGTGACCGGGTACGAGCGCACGATCCCCGTGGATGACCGTATGACGGCCACGATCACGCTCGCGCCGTCTGGCTCCGAGGTCTGGGATACGATCTCTGCGGGCAGCGTGTAATGGCGAATGTTCATCGCGGCGGCGTGACGCTCAAAGCCGGTGAAAATTCTTACACGCTCTCGTTCTCGATCAACGCGATGTGCGAGCTGGAGGATGCTTTCGGCAAGCCGGTTATGGAGGTCATCGAGGACTTCCAGAATGTCGGTACGAAGGGCGCTGCCCCAAGCATCAAGACGGTGAGAACTCTGATCTGGGCAGCGCTCATCGATCATCATCCAGAGATGACGGTCGAGGATGCCGGCCAGATTTCACTTTCTGTTGATGTCAACACGCTCATGGAGAAGGTTGGCACGGCGCTCCAGCGCGCATTCCCCTCGCAGGAGGGAGATCAGGGCAAGGCAAACCCTCCGAAGGCGAAAGCCGAATAGATTGGCTTTCGCTGCAACAGGACTGGGTAAGCGTCGTCGGCGGGAACGGTCAGGACTTCTGGGGCCTGTCTCTCCGCGAAATTCAAAACGTTCTCGCCGGCCACAACGAAAAGCGAAGGCGCGACAGCAATCTCGTGATGTCACAGGCGTGGCACACGGCGGCGTTCCAGCGCATCAAGAAGATGCCGAAGCTCAAGAACGTTCTCGATGAAGGTCCGAAGCGCGCAAGCCGCCACATGAGACCCGTCCAAGTGGATGAGGTCAGGGCGTGGCTCGCGAATGCTCCTAAGATGAAGCGGCGAGGTAGGTAGAAATGGCGCAGGGCGTTATTGGCAGCCTCCGGGTCAACCTCGGGATCGACACGGCTCAGTTCGGCAATGGATTGAAGAAGGCGGAGTCCGGGCTCCAGAGGTTCGGTAAACTGGCCAGGACCGGTCTGCTCGCTGCCGGTGCCGCCGCGACGGCTGCTGCTGGTGGCTTGGCCGTAATGGTGAAAGGCACGATCAACAGTGCCGATGAAATGGCAAAGGCTAGCCGTAGCTTCGGGGTTCCCATTGAGGAACTGTCGCGTCTCAGGTACGCGGCAGATCTTTCGGGTGTTTCGTTCAGCAATCTCGGTAATTCGCTGCGCACGCTCAACAAAAACGCCTATGACGCATCGAAGGGGACTGGTGCCGCAAAGGATGCGTTTGCGGAACTTGGCGTCAATGTCGCGAATACAGACGGCAGCTTGAAATCTGCCACCCAGCTCATGGGTGAAGTGGCTGACGCGCTCCAGAACGTCGATGACGAGACACGCAAGGCGGCACTGTCAGGCAAAATTTTCGGAGAGCGGTACGGTCCGCAGCTCGCATCGCTTCTGGCTGGTGGCTCAGAGGGGATCAACAAGCTGACCGCTGAGGCCGGAAAGTTCGGCCAGGTGTTCACCGAGGAAATGGGAGCGAACGCCGAGCAGTTCAACGACAACATTTCCCGCCTTACCGGTTCGATTGGAAGCCTGGCGGCGAGCATCACGGCATCGATCCTTCCGGCCCTGACGCAGTTCAGTGATTTCGCGGTGTCTGTCGCTGCTGGGTTTAGTGAACTCGACCCGGCAATTCAGACATTCATATCGTCTGGCGCCGCTCTCACGGCTGGTTTGGCGGCACTGGCGATCCCGCTGGGCGCCGTTGCTCTCGCAATCGGAGCAATAGGTGCGCCGGTGATCGCCGTTTCCGCTGCCATCGCGGGACTGACCGCCGCTGTGGTTGCGTTCTATCCCCAGATCAAGGCGGTCGATGCCGCCGTCATGCAATGGGCGCGAAACTTCGATGCTGCGTTCCTCGAGATGCTGAACGCCGCCAAGACGAAGACAGCGGAGATCATCGCATCGGCGGGCGCGTTCGCTTCTTCATTCCTGCAGAAGTTTGTCGACTTGCATGTGCAGATGTACGAGATCGGCGTTCAGATCATGCAGGGGCTGTGGAACGGCATCAAGTCGATGTTCGGGACCGTCACTGAGGGGATTGCGAGTGTCGGCGCCAGCATCCGTGATCGCCTCAAGGGGCTTCTCGGCATTCACTCTCCCTCGACGGTTTTCCACGAGATCGGTGTGAACATCATGCAGGGCCTCGCCAATGGCATGAACAGCATGGCGAGCGGCGTCACGGATATTGCCGGTTCTGCCGCCGATGGAATCACGAGCTCGTTTGAAGGAATCGGCTCTGGCATTGCAGAGGCGATCAAGGGCACCAAGGAGTGGAAGGACGTGGCGCTCGACGCGATCCGCTCTGTCGCTACCTCGATCCTCTCCAACATGAACTTCGGTGGCGGCATCTTCGGCGGGCTGTTGAAAGGTTTGCTTGGTGGGTTGGTTGGTTTTGCCAATGGCGGCTCGTTCACAGTGGGCGGTGCTGGTGCGGTTGATAGCCAGCTCGTTGCGTTCAAAGCTACCCCAGGCGAGACCGTCGACATTCGGAAGCCCGGTCAGGATATGGGCGGCGGCGGGGCGCTTGATGTCCGCGTCTCCATGGACCGCAACGGCAATCTGCAAGCCTACGTGGAGCAAACCTCTGGCCGCGTTTCTGCTCAAGTGGTGCGGGCCGCTGCCCCTGGCATCATCGAAGGATCGACACAGGCCACACAGGCCGAGTCCCGTAATCGTCCAGGCTTCTTCCGGTAGGCGCGAATGTCATTCCCTCTCAAGACCATCGATCTATCGGACAGCATTTATCGCGTTCAATCCGGAACCTTCGGTCTGGTCCCCGACAGCGAAATGTTCACGTCGGCATGGGGCGCAGCCTTTCGAGTGAACGGCCCTCGCCATATGCGTTGGACCGCTGAGCTGGAAATGGCTCCGCAATATGACGATGGTGCAGAGGACCGCAGGTTCAGCTGGGACATTACGATTGCCCGTATGATGGGCGGCTATGTCGGAATGAGGCTATATCACCCTCTGCATGACTATCCGCGGGGATATGGCGCTGGCATTTATCGCCCGCGTGATGACCATGACAGCCTCGGCGGCGAGTATCTGATCGACGGCAGCTATCATATCGATGGTTCCTATCACATCGATGGTGGTTCGACGCTCGCTTATGTCGATGAAGATGCGCCGCGTTATGCCGATAGCATCGTCATGAATAGCCTTTGGCCGTCGGTGATGGTGTTCAGGGCAGGGGATCATTTCAGCACTGGTGGCAATCTCTACATGGTTGCCGACGATTGCGAATCCGATGCGAACGGTAAATGTCGCGTGCCGTTCCTCTGGAAGCTCTGGAAACCGGCATTGGTTGGTGACCGGATCGATCTTCGCCGGCCTACCGGGCGCTTTGTGCTGTCCTCGAAAGACGTTGGCATGCAGCAGCACAACCTCATTTTCGGGGCAACCTCCCTAAGCGCGGTGGAAGTGCCCCATGTCGACTAGGTATCGCCGCTGGACGCTCGACCAGGTGCTCCGCTCCGGCAA